CTCCGGCTCGGTGGCGAAAATCGAAACCACGTTGTCCGGCATGCTCTCCGGAATCGGATCAACTCTCGTGGCGACAGCCTCGACGGCTTGCGTTTCCGCCGCCGTTCTGGCGCAAGACAATTCTTCTGCAGCTTTGCGGCAGCGCTCCGAGAGATAACCGCGGCCCGCTGCAGTTATTCTGTACGCAAGCGTGTTCGTGATGTCGTCACGGCATTTCGTGACAAGCCCATCCGTCACGGCGTGATTGGCATTATCGCGCGCCTGCGATGGCGATAAGCAAGCCGCGGCCGCAAGCTCGGAAACCGGCATCAGACCGTACTCGGCAAGCGCCCGGAGAATCTTGGCCCTGGCGCCATTTTGGTTTGTTGTAGACATGGCTTTTACCTCCTTGGTGCTATCGCATCGTGTGAGTAATGATCCGGCATCCGGGCTTGCAAACGACCTTTTGAAATCCGTGCGCCGTGCGCTGTTTGTCGTCGCTGATTGCTTCTTCATCTTCCTCGTCGCCGACAGCAGCCGCGGCGGCATCCGCGGCTGCTGCTGCCCTGTTGCGCGCTTTCACGGCGTTCGTGGTTAGCTGCATGCGCGACGCTTTGTCGCGCAGCTTTGCAGGAGACACGCCAAAGCGCGCGGCGAGCTTTGTGGCCGGGCTGGTGCCATACAGGCAGCAAAGCTCGCGCTCCTCTTCGGCTGTCCAGCGCTTGTATTTTTGCTGGTTCGGCTGGGCTCGGTTGCTGCTCATGCGGACCGCTCTCGCTGCGCGTGGAAAAATCCAAGCTGATACAAAACGTCGTCGAGCACTTCGTGCAGTTCCTCTACGGATTCTGCTACGACGTCCACGTCGGACACGAGGCGCATTTGTTCCTGGAAGCTGCGGAATTCGTTGCGGTTGCTGCGTGGCGCCCCGGGGCGGACGATGCGCAGGAGCTTGCCGCCGTGCGTTCGCAGGGAGTTGGCTTCGTGCGGGAATCGCACGTCGGAAACCACGAAATTACGCAGGCCCTCGCGGCGCTTGTGTTGAATCTCCCTAAGTACTTGCCATGACCAGATGTCTTTGCAGATCTGATCTTGTCCCCACGCTGTCCCCAGTGACTCCATCAACTCAACCGGCGTCTTGCCGCCAAGCCAGGCACTTGGAATCTCCTTGCGCTCCGGCGAAAAGTCATCATCAGTCAGCCCGAGCATGGCCTTGAGTCCAGCGCGAATGGGATCCGCAAACGCGAGTCGATGAAATCCGTGAACGGCGACAAGGTAATTCGCCGCGGTGTCTTTGCCGTTGAACGGCTGGCCTGTCAAGCCGAGTATCATGAGTTGTTGCTCCTCAAAGCGTTTCGATTGGCCCTGTCGGCGTGGGCAGACGCAAGCTGTTTCGCCGATCGTGCAGTGACTGCTCGCTGGCGTCTGCTTCTGCGCGCTTGGCGTCGATGCGGTGAATCTCCGACATCCAGTAGCTGACGTCCTCGATAGACAGGCGCACCTGGTCGGCCGCATGCTGGCGCGCCTGGTGCAGGTCGTGCTGGTGGATGCGCGCGGCAGGAATGCGCAAGCCAAGCCCAATGCGCAAGGCCAGCCGGCAGGCGTTGTGGATTGCCCTGCCGAGCGTCTGCAACGGCGAGGCGCCTCGCCTGCGGCTTGGCCGCGCTTGCATGCTGTGGTCGTTGTAGTGGCTCATGCGTCGGCCCCATCAAAGACCGGCCGCGTTGCGCGAAATCCGACCATGGCATACTGGCCATTCAGCAGCGCGGCATACAGCGCAAACGCTCCGGCGTCTTTCCCGCTGCGGCATCCGCCGCCCCGGATCAGCCCGCGGTCGTCCCAGACCAACCTTGCCGACCCGGCTTTTGGGGAAATGCCCATTCCATCGGCGCGCGGATCGCACGGCGCCGTGGTGACGCTCGGGGAGTCCGGCTCCACAACTCCGGCAACGCCTTCCGGGCCGCCTTGGATGTCGTCGTACACCCACGACCAGGCGTTGCCGCCGAAGTCGCAGATGCGCTCGCCGTTCGACAGCACCTTCCAGCGGGTTTCGGCCTGATCGTCCGGCTGATACATGCCGGACACGGGAGCCAGAACGCTGCGCTTCCGCAGGCCCTGAAACAGCTTGCCCTCGCCGAATGCGCCGCCAGTCCAGTTGGCGTCTTGGCCGGCGACGTCGTGAGCGATCGCCAGCCACTGCTGCTCAGTGATCAGCGACCAGCCAGCGGCCCGGCAAGCGGCCATGGCGTTGAGGTACGAAATGCGCACCCACGGCGTTTGGGCTGCCGCTGATGCCGCGCGGGGAACGCGAGAGTCGGGCGCCTGGCTGCAGAGAAACTGCGAGGCTTCGAACGGCGGAACGACGATGCCGCAGGGCAGATGCGTTTCGGGAACGAGGATGAATGCGTTTTCCATGGCCGGGAAGCGCTCAAGCTCCTGAAGCTTGGCGCTGGCTGTGTCGACAAACACGCCTCCGCCGATGTGACGCAGGGTGTCGGTGATTGGTCGTGTCATGGTTGCTCCTCGGGTGGTGAGTGGGCGCCGTCTCTCCGGCTGTCGCGAGGCTTTCGTTCTCTCGTTACGCCGGCATGCTTTCCGTAGCCGGTCACGCCTGCGGCATTCGCCAAGGACTCTGGCGTTCTCGCGCAGATCAGTTTCACGCCATGTCGGTCCCGCTGATTCGGGCCGGGGCGGTTTGCAGCACTGCTCTGTGTTGGCTGCCGGCCGCGTCAGTTTTCCAGCTGACCAAGGCCTTTATAGAGGCGACCGAAAACCCGCGTCGCGCCTGGTGCGGCCGGCAGTTTTCAGTCTTCCCGCCTGGCGTTTTGCTCGCGGCGGGCGATGTGCTTGCCCTCGTCGACACCGGCGTAGAACGCATCGCGGCGCGCTGATCCGGCAGGGAACGTGCACCGCACCGGGTGCGAGGCGAAGACGTACAGTAAGAACTGCTTGACGCCTTCGCGGTACTCCACGCTTCGCGCCTCGCGGCCACGCGGGAACGCTTCGGCGAGGAGGCGCTCGGCGAGAAGTACGCCGCCGGGTTGGTCGAAGTGGGGCATGTCGTTGCTCCGTGGGTGGTCGATGAGTGAGACTTTAGCCGCACGTGGCTACCGTGTCAAGCCATAAAAGGCTATTTTGGGGTAAAAAAAAGCCGCACGGTGGCGGCTTCTTCAGTTGGCCCCGTCAGCGCGGAAAGGTCGTTACCCATGCAATGTGTACCAGCCGAGTGCGCGGACGAACAAAGCGACGATGCCAACGCTGATGAGAGCCGCCGGAATTATGGCGAAAGTCAGCTTGATCAGAAAAATCACCATGGACAAGAACGACATGTGAATGTCCGTCACAACCACGCGCGCCGCGGATCGGCGCTCTGTTGGCGCGGCCGTTGGCGTCGTTGGTGCCGCGCGCTCTTCGGCCAGCGTGGCGTCCGTTGGCGCGGCTCTGTCGACAATAGCTGGCGTCTCCGCCATGTCCTCTACCAGGAAATGCGGCTCGGGCGCCAACCGAGACCGGCGCGCCGGCTGTCCTTGGGTATCCATAGCGAAACCATATCATGATTCGTGGCATTTGCAGCCCTTGATCGCGCGCAGTCGAGTTCGGGCTAGTCGTTGCTCTCGCTGCGCGGCCCGAAATCCTTTTTGCGGGTTGCCTTTCGCGCAAGATCGAGCAGTATCTCTCGCACTTCCTGCGAGGCGTCTCGGTATCCCTGCAGCAGCTCGCGTTCTTCGACGGGCGGCTCGTGAACCGCCAGGACGGTGACCGGCGCGGTAGGCCCATACTGGTCGATAGGCTCGGCGAGCAAATCCTTCGCTGTCCGTCGGAAATCTCTGGCGATCAGTTCGAGATTCTGCACCGTCAGATTGCCGTCACCGTTCTTTGCGCGGCGAACGGTGCTGAACCCGACGTGAGCAACGTGCGCCACCTTCTCCAGCGTTTCCCGGTCTGGATACGACGCCATAAGGGCCGTCAAGTTGCGAGAGATGATCGCCGCTATATCCATTTGTGGATTGTCCCAAAGACAAAAAGCCATGTGCGGCTATTGCGTGTAGCCACAAAAGGCAATAGACTGGTGGCCATGAACACGTCAACACCTCTCTACGAATTCGTTATCGCCCACCTCCGGGCCAAGGCGATCCCGCAGCGCACGGTCGCGGCCGGCTCAGGCGTGCCCTACTCGACGGTCACCAAGATCGCGCAGGGCTCCGTCAAAGACCCCGGCGTCCATACCGTGCAGCGCCTCGCCGACTTCTTTGCCAAGCAGGCGCAAAGGCCGCAGCAGAGCCAGCCCGAGCCAGTCGAAGAAGCCGCTTGACCGTGTCCATGCGCTGCATCCCCATCTCCTCCCGCCGGGCGTCGTCGTCTCCCCTCGCTCGGCTTTGCCCCTCCCGCGTGCCCGGACAAACGCGCGGGAGGGCTTTTTTTCCCTTGAGAGGATCGCCAGCCATGGCCGACGCCACAGCCGCCGCCAGGTCGAGAAGAAGCGTCTCGCCGCGCAGATCGCCTGCCGTGTTCCTGGCGTGCGCCATGGCGACCAAGTCTTGCAGCAGCGGTTGCCGTTC